AAATAATCTTCAAACATATCTACAGAATTATAGAATGCTGACAGATGCAATAAATATTAAACCAGCTTATATTATAAATTTTGGAGTAAATTACGATATTGTATTAAGACCAAATTATAATCCCCAAGATGTTTTAGCAAGAACATTAATCGCTGTTCAGAATTTTTTTAATATAGATAACTGGCAGATAAATCAACCAATAGTGCTCTCTAATCTATATACCGCTATAGATTCTATAGATGGAGTTCAAACAGTAAAAAATATAGAACTTGTAAATAAATCTGGAGTTGTAAATGGATATTCAAAATATAGTTATGATATAGTAGGAGCAACAAATAATGAAGTGGTGTATCCGTCTTTAGATCCTAGTATATTTGAAGTTAAATATCCAAATGTAGATATTCAAGGTAGAGTAGTTCCATTCAGCTAAACAAAATAATAAAAAATGTCAGTATACAAGATATTTGCAGCCGCAGACGCAACATTATACTCTGCATATAAAAATCAAAACACAGGACTTGATGAGATCCTTGAGATAGCATGTAAAAATGCAGTTATCCCAAGTGCTGTATTATCTACTAATTCAGCAGACGATATAAGAAGAGCCGTAATTCAATTTAGTGATTCTGATCTTCAATACGCTAGTAATTTAGTAAGCGGATCAACATGGTCATCTAATCTTAGACTGTTTTTTGCAACTGCTGAAAATCTAAATACAGATTATAATATTGAAGTATATCAAGTATCTCAATCATGGGCAATGGGTACTGGAAAATTTTTGGATACGCCTCCTTCACAGAATGGCGTATGTTGGAATAATACAGGATCATACATAGATGGGGCTACTGATTGGGGGTCACCGCAATATTATAATACTCCTGGGGGTGGTACATGGACTACTGCCACATCTTCATTACAAAACTTTGGATATAAAGATAGTAAGGATTTGAATGTCGATGTAACTGGTATAGTTAATAATTGGCTATTTAATGAAGATCCTAATTTTGGATTTATAGCAAAACTCCCATTAGCTGTAGAACAAGATAGCGGAAGTTATATCGCATTAGATTTTTTTAGTATAGACACACACACTATATATCCTCCAACATTGGAATTTAAATGGGATGATAGCACATATAATACTGGAAGCTTGTCCATAGTATCTAATAATAGTACAATATTGACCATTGGAAATAATCCTAGTGTTTTTAAAAATGATACTGCAAAATATACATTTAGAATAAACGCAAGAGATCAATATCCAATTAGAGCATTCGTAACGTCATCCGTATATACTGTAAATAAGGCATTACCATCAACATCTTTCTGGGCAATACAAGACGTGAAGACAGAAGAGATGATTATCGATTTTGATTCATCATTTACAAAAATAAGCTGTGATTCAAATGGTTCATATTTCCCAGTTTACATGAATGGATTAGAGCCTGAGAGGTTTTATAAAATTCTTATTAAGATTAATCTACCGACTGGAGAAAGTATAGATATAGATAATAATAATATATTTAAAATAACAAGGTAGTATGACAGATATAACTTTTATAAAGGAAGTAAGGGGTCTAAATACTTATAAAAAGGTAGTAGATACAAACTTTTCTGAGCTGATAATACCCGTAACTGTGACTCCAACCCCTATTGTGACAGTGGTCGACTTCTTCTCTTATTATGATCAGTTATTTTTTGATATTCCAGTATCTGGGTCTATAAATTCTCATCCGTACTTAGTACAAAGAAGTCAACAGTATATAGGAGCGGGTGTTATAGATCAAGAAAAACAAGCATTAATAGAAGAAATCAATTCACTAAGAGAGCAATTAGTTCAACTAGGATCAACATACCTTAATATATCGAATTTAACATAATGGCAGAGATAGTAAATATATCGTACTTGGGATCGGGAACAGAATCCCAAAATTATAGTCAAAAGGATGACTCTCTGATAACTAATAGTTTTATCTATACTCAGTTCGGTGATCCAAATGATAGTATTGAATTCTTTATAAGCGATTTGAATGGATCATTGCTTGATAAGGTATATAATGCTAGTGGATACACTCCCAGTCCTAGTATTAATCCGTCTACTGGTCTATTTAGCTCTTTAACTTTAGATCCGCAAAAAGATCTTGCTTCTAGAGGTTATACGAGAGGAAGTCTCAATATACAATATAATTTTCTCAGAAATCTATTCAACTCTTCTTACGGTGGATTCTTCTGGATAAAAGAAGTCTCGACTAGCAGAACTGAGATAAAACTCGCATCTCAAAATATAAGCAATACTGATATCCTAAACGGGTTTAATCAATATCAAGCATATGTTGCGAGACTAAATTACTTTAACGATTTTTATCTAAATTTCGGTAATAATAGGCATATCATCGCAGTAAACGTTGCATATACAGAGGACGCAGACGGGGCGTATTTGTTGATTAAGCTATATGAACCACTACCTAGCGATTTCGATGTCAAGGATCAGCTCTGGATAGTAGAAAAGATAGCCGAATCGTCAGCATATAATATAGATATCCAAGTAGAAGCTATAAGTGTAATTGAACAGAATGTACTTAGAGGTCCTAATTTTAATGTTAATTTGAATCAACAAGTAGGACAGACTACTCCATACTATTCATACAATGGACTTTTTACTACAACTGTATCTAGTTCATTTCAAAAGATGCTGAGTTATTACCAAGACAAGGCTGTGGATATAAACGTTGACTACTCTGATTTTTCTAATTTCATACACTTTTCTAGTGCTACTTCAAGAGTGGAAAATTTTGCTGAGAAAGTAGGACAGATAGAGACTTACAATAAACAGATCTCAGCTAGTCTTTCAATTGCCGGTGGAGCAGCAGTTTCATCATCTGTATTAACTTTGCAAAACTATATAACAGATATTACTACGAATTTTGATACATACGAGTACTATCTTTATTATGCTTCAAGTTCTTACGCTTGGCCAAAATCTACATCGACTCAACCATATTCACTATATTCTGTGACTTCTTCTCAGGCTATAAATTGGCTTGGATCTACATCGATTGTACCAACTCCTACGACGCATTCAATATTATTTTCAGCTTCATACTATGATACGACAAATAAAGACCTGCTGGTAAATACTATACCGCAATATATTCTTGATGATGGCAATAATCAACCATATATCACCTTTGTAAATATGATAGCTCAGCATTTTGATAATGTTTGGATATATTATAAAGATGTAACAAACAGATTCGATGCGACAAATAATCCTCATACGGGTATATCACCAGATATCGTAGCAGACGCTTTGATAGGACTTGGAAGTACTCTATACACAAATTCAAATATTTCTGATAATCTATACTATAGTCTATTTGGCATTAATCAAGATGGATCACTACTTCCTCCAACTGGATCTGAATTGATATCAAGCTACATAACGTCAAGTTTAACTACAGAATCGCCAAAAATATTACAAGGGGAGATTTATAAAAGAATATATCACAATATCCCCTATTTATATAAGACTAAGGGTACTAGAGAAGCTATAAAAGCGCTTACGAATATCTTTGGAGTACCAGATTATATTCTCAAAATGAATGAGTTTGGTGGATATAGTAGATATTCTATAGACGGCATAGATGAGATCAATAATATCAAAATAACTGGGTCTATAAATACTCTAGAGATAAGCTCTTCTATGCTTAGTCCAGATGTAACTATTCAGTATTATAATAACGCAAATAGACTTAATTCTAGAAACCTCGAGTTTGGATTCTCTCCTTCTGATGAAATAAATAATACGATATCAAGTTCTTTGGGATATTTTAATATAGATCAATATATTGGCGATCCAGCGTATCAATACTCTAGTTCATATGCAGGTCTTGATCAATACGAAAGAAGTTTCTTTTCGGGATACTCATATGCCCATAATATTTACGAATACATAAGACTTCTAAAGTACTTTGATAATTCGCTTTTCAAAATGGTCAAGGATTATGTCCCGGCTAGAGCGAATCTATCCGAAGGCCTAATAGTAAAGTCTCACATACTCGAAAGAAACAAGTATGAAAGACATGAGCCTGAAATAGATATGAGCATGAATTTCTCCGAGTCTATAAATCTTGTTGAAATTTCAGGTACAGATCCAGATGAGATACCATTTTCAACTGCAAATACCGCATACTCGCAATTTACAATAGTGTCACTCTCTAACCCAACAGGATCTACTCCAGTATACGGACCAATTCCAGTCGTAAATACATATTCCTGGGAGAAATACACAGGAGAATTTGGTGGATCTGAGATACGGGCTGATTATTCAACTTTTGATCAGACTGAGCTTACTTCGATAATGAGTCCATGGACATCTTCTGTTCCAGTTCATGACCCCTGCTATTTTTATAAGGGGTCTTGGTGGGCTACAGGTGGAGGCGAAACTATAACGTACTCTGATTGTTTAACAGGAATCACATACTCCTATTATTACCCAGATACCACTAGTCCTCTGGACCTTACTATAAATACAACTTGTGCTAGATCTGGAAGTTTAAAAATAAATGGTGGGACTTCTCCATTTGTAACACTAACGTCCTCCTCCTGCGCTTTACCCACCATATTTGTTGGCCAAGACCAAGGTGCTTTATATAATAATGTTACTAATGCTGTACTTTCTAATAAAATGATAGAAGCAGAATATAGTTATGGCATAGGAGCTCCAGTAAACCTTTCCAACATAATATCCCAATCTAGCTGTGAGAGCTGTAATAGAATTTACTGCTATAATTACCAATTACAAAGTACTACAAATGTTACACAGAGCTTGATGTACCAAGACTGTAATAATAATCAGAACTATCAAACTCTGAGTCCAAGTTCTAGTATAAATATTTGTGCTAAACCAGAGACATTACAATTTTATATATATACAGGAGCTCCATCTCATATAACATTTACAACAGGATCTTATACGATTACAACAGGTAGGGTATGCTCAACAGCTTTCTCTAATTACGCATATGATCTATACGCTACCGCGCCTATTTGTAAAAATACAACCTTAACATTTACAAGCATTACAGGTACGGCAATAGTAGATTACATTGGTTGTTATGGGGCAATCGGGAGTAGATCTGTTTCTACGCCTACTTCAAATATTCTAGGATGTATTCAATCTGGAAGTGTAAATGTAAGGTATGGTTTTGGTAGTAGTGGAACTTATAATCTTACTGATACAGGCGATTGCATTACCATACCACCATACGCACAATATTGTTATAATTTAGGATATGGGAGTGTAATGGGATATACAAATTGGTCTATACAATATACAACATGTGATGGCACTTTTAAAACTCAGTCTGGGTACAATAGTAGTGGG